GCCATTACGCTCCTGTGCGAGGTTGGACTTGTCCCTCCTCAAGAGCTTCCACTCTTGATTCAAGGGATACTTCAGCAACTTCTGCTGCTGGTGGTTCTGGAGGTGCGACTACAAACTCTTCTCTGGGTGCCTCTGGCGCTTTATGTTCTTCATCATCACCTTTCTTCATGGTGTTGATACCGAACGTAGCAGCAGACGCTGTAAACACAGTAGCAATAAAGGTTGGATCCATTTTGGATAGCATACCTGAATAGCTAGCGGTAAGAAGAGCAGCAGACCAACTCAAGATACATATACGAATTAATTGTCCCATAGCATTTTCCTTTTTCTTGTCCATTGTTTTTTACTGTGAGGTTAACCTTTTTTCCAAGCTTCACCTTCTGCTTTTCTTCTACGAGCAAGACCCGCCTCTACATTAGAACCAGGATTGCGATAGAGGAATAGCGCATCGGGAACTAAGTCCCATTCTTTATTCTTCAGGCGTTTAGTAATAGTATTAAAGTTAGAGCCCCCGTAGAAACCAGCACCAAGATTATAAGCAAAGCTGAGAAGAGCTCCTCTTTTTCCATCTGACATCTCATTCCAGTGTGGTATCTTACGAAGTGCAGGAAGAAACTCATTCTTGCACTGCTCAATGAGAAGTGCATCCGCTTCTGCCTGTGTTAAGGTATCACCCATCTTAAAATGTGACCCATCCTTCTTACGAGTAGATCCCCAACCAATAGTGATTGGGAGATTACCTGTGAGAGGGTCGGGGTATGCTTTAAGATGGCATCCTTCAAACTCTTTAATCAATTTGATGCCCATCATTGGAACATCACCACCTGTTACAGGAGCTGCAGCAGCGGGAGTTGATGCTGGTGCAGCACTAGTCTTTTTTCCTCTAAAAGTCTCCGCCCATTCTACATTATCCTCAAGATATTGTACGGGTAGATTGTCCTCTAACCACTGAACTGCTTTGACGTGGTTAGGATTTCTTTCATCATAGAACTGAAAGAAATTATGCAGATCGATACGTGCCATTGTTTGTTCTCCTATCAGTCGAAAATTCTGCCCCAACCATCGCTGCCACCTGGGCACCAACGATGCTTAAGAACTGCTTTAGTGTAAACGGTCTTCTTACCGTTTGTCACAGGACCAGTATAGTTGTCATTGAGAGAACCATATGGATCATTAATAAAGTATCCCTTACCATCTGGAGTCTTACCAATCACAACACACATGTGCCCACCAGTAGGTGAAGAAAGAGAACCCCTGTGAAGGATACCAATAACAACAGGTTTCCCAGCATCGAGACTTTTATCAATATCAGCAAAAGACAGATTGTAACTAAAGTGTGACTTAACTCCATAACCTGCCAGAACTTTCGTCTGTACCGCATGGTCAGTCGTGTCGCCAATCGCAAATACTTTCTTAACATACTCATCATCACCTTTGATACTACCAGGCTTGAGGAAAGCAAGGCACATTGCACATGACGAACTATTACAAGTTCTTTGTGCATCTCTGTAGTTGTCTACTTGGTTAAAATATGGAACTGCAAGAACTTCTGGTGTTGGTGGTTTGGTTCTAAAAATACCAATCCAGTCGGACTCTGTATCATCTAAGAATTTTTCTGGAAGTTTATCTTCCAACCACTGAACGGCAGCAACATGATTTGCGTTCTTCTCATCATAAAATTTAAAAAAGTTATGAAGATCTAGGGTCATTGGATATTACTCAAAACACTAAAGATATTTATAAAAAAAGCGCCTATTTAAGGCGCTTTGTTAATCTTTAGACGAGTTCGAGTTCCAATACTGAAGATCGAATGTAACTTAATACATTTTCAGGTGTCGATACTTCATATGGGTCTGTGTCCGCATTGTCACGCAGACCCTCTTCCACGAATATCTTTTCGATGACTCCGTTATCCACGACCGCAGCATAACGCCAAGAGCGGTCGCTGAAACCAAGGTTAGACTTGCGGACCAGATATCCCATTGAGCGAGTGAAGTATGCATTGCCATCGGGAATGAGTTTTACGTTCTCTATATTTTGATCTTGTGCCCAAGCATTCATCACAAAACCATCATTAACAGAGATGCAGTAAATATCGTCGATGCCAAGACCAATAAAGTCGTTGTACTTCTCTTCGAATCCAGGTAACTGATAGGCACTGCAAGTAGGAGTGAAAGCACCAGGCAGGCTAAAAATAACCACACGTTTTCCATCGAAAAGGTCCGCAGAAGAACGAGTTACAAATTCTCCAGACTCACGAAGTATAAATTCAGTCTGGGGAACCTGATATCCTTCCTTACGCATCTTAACCTCCATCACCATACGCCAGGAATGACCTGACCAGTCAGGGAATAAGATACAACCGCCGCAACGAATCCAAGCATTGCAAGACGGGAATTGAGGACTTCTGCCTCGGGGGTAAATCCGAATTTCATTTTGTTTCTCCTTGATAGGGATGTTGTTGTTTAAGTTCAGAATTGGTTTGGGAGAAAACCATAGGACTTCTGGTCTTGTTTTTGATGACTATAAAGGCATCGTTCTGATAAGTTACAGTTCCAAATGGTTTTGCCCACTTAGCATTAGCATCTGGATGAGTTGCGGTTCCTGTTACCGCTGCGCCAGCGATTTCTACAGAGAGTTCATCGTTAGCATCCCATCCAAGTTTTTGTAGGGCAAGAGAAAACTGCCCGAGCATATCAGCAGTCTTAGTGGGTCTGGGTGATAACACCCTTTCTTCTGGTTCAAGATTGCCAATCATCAATAAGTCTCAGAGAGTTGATCTACAGCATAACCCAGGATTACGAAAAATGCAACCGTAGTGATGGTAAAAATTGTTTCAGTCATCAGTAACCTCTTGTTTGATAGGTTGTAGATCTTCAGAAGATTCCGAAGAAGAACTTGTCAGTGAGAGTATAAGAAATAAACCCAGCAATAATACCGACCATAGCCCAGCGTCCATTAGTTTTCTCCTTTACTTGATTGGGGGAATCCATCCCATAGTTTTCGTAATACATCGTAGGCTCTGTTGCCCACATATTCTGTTGACCACGCTCATTTGTTGTTACAGTCATTGTAGTTTTGTAAAGAACTATTACACAATTATATAGCAAAAATAAAGGGGTGTCAAGCACCCCTTCGTAGTCATTTATACTTATTTTGTCGTTAAGTGTCTCCAAACACTCAAAAACCACCCCGAAGGGTGGTTTCACTCATCTTATGAGTAGGTTATCAGAAGGAATACTTCACACCTGCTTTCACATTACTGGTCAGTTTATCACCAGTCAGGAAGTAGTATTCACCATAGACGCTAACACGCTCTGCAGCAGCAACGGTAGCACCAACCTTACCAGACACCTTAGTCGTTGCACTACCACCATCGGGAGTGAGCAGAGCAGGACCAACTTGAGCATAACCACTAACGGTATCGCTCAGAGCAAAATCATAACCAACATGTGCTTCGGTGACTGTGCCAGTGTAGTTAGCGCCAGAAAGACCAGCATTAGCTTCTACATTTACATAAGGGCCAGCGAACGCAGCGGTGGCAAGGAAAGGAGCAGCTGCAACAGCTGCGATTGCGGATTTAAACATAAGTGTACCTCTAAGTTTCTCGCAGAGTAATACCTGCGGATGGAAGGAGTTTCGACAAACTCCGTATTCAGTGAGTCAACGAGTATTTGAGGTCTCATCACTGGAATGTATTTATTGTAACACAAACCTGGGATCACGTCAAGCCCCTTGTTGTGCTGCTGAGTTTTCGGTTACCCGACCAAGATAAGGATCATAGTCCATATAATCTTTGATATCGATATTTGGTCCGTTCTGCTGCCAAAACTGCGATTGAGCATCATAGTTTCCTTTATGAAAAGCATCTACGTGCTCTGGATGAATGCTAGATCCAAGTTCTGTTCTATAGAGAAGAAGAGGAATGGAATAAGTATTACCTGAATTATAAATCAAATCATCCGCAACGGGACGTGGTTTAACTCCATTATCAAGTTTGTATTTGTCTCCTCTCACATGATGCTTTAAGAGTTTCTCTGCATGATGGCGATTGATAAGATAACATGCTGTCGAAAAATCATTCACAAATCTTTTATGAAGTTTGACATGAATATCTCCTGTGCAGATAATTGCAATCTGCACGATGTCCCAGTCATATGGAATATTTGCATAAAAATCTTGCCAGGTAAAGTTCCAATATCTTACCAAGTCCAAACTACAATCATCCTCCATCATAATTGCATAGGGACTGTCAGAGGTTACATACCAATGTTTAATCGCTTTAAGATGAGATGTAATACAACCAATCTCACCAGAACTCATCATTTCTGGATAACGACCTGTAATGATATCGCTTAGATCATCTTCACGTCCATCATATGCAGAAATACGAGTATAATTATCAACCTCCCAATATTTAAATTGATCCTCCATATACTGTCGTCTTTCTGGTTGTCCGTCAAGGTTTAGGTAGTAAATTGGTCCGATGTTTGCGAGTTTATATATCGATTTATTTTTGTCCATTGATAATAGATTCAATACTTGGAAGATAATAGGTTTTTAAAATTTCAGTCCAGGTAAACTGTTTTGAGTATTTTAGTATTTCTTTTCTATTTTGTACAGAGTATTTTCGATTCTCAACAATCTTCTTCTCAACATATTCTATATCATTAATTCTATTTTCAGGAATAATCGTAATAAAATCTTTAAATTCATCAAGATTTGCTTTACCCCATTCGCAAACAACTACTCCAAGTCCAGCAGCAAGTGCTTCCATACAAACCAGCGGATGTGCCTCTCCATCTGAAAGAAGAACAAGATTTCCATACTCAGTTAATTCATTATAGAGAGTTGGCTTATCCCATTCACCCAAATAATTTCTATTCGTATCAAATCGATGGTCAACATTATTACCAGCAAACCACAAACTAGGAATTGTCTGGAACATAAATTGACGCTTTCTATAATCAATTTTTGCTAGATAAATTGAACGATCACTAAACTTTGGTTCATCAGTATACCTGAAAAGAGAATTATTAACACCATTTGGAGTTAGATAAAGTTTATCCTCAGAAATATTCATTAAAACTTTATAAACATTCTTAATTCCATTAGACAAACAAAAAACATTTGGTTTAATCTGAGCAAAAGCATTAGCAATATTTACATATCCACCGAACATTTCAGGTCTTTCTAGATAACCAAAGTGACTTGTAATTGCTTTGGGATACTGAATATAAGGATATACTCCAATAAAGTCATCATAGTGAACATGAACAAAATCGGGTCTGAAATCATTAATTTCAGAAATAATCTGTGATCGATTTTGAGTGTTTACGATCTGAACTTCATGCCCAAGTTCTTCAAGAGCACATTTAGTATCCCACACCAAGATTTCAACTGCACCCCAACCAGTTGGTGGAATTGGCATGATTCCGGGACCTATAAGAGTAATTTTCATTTTACCAACCTCTGGGGATAATCTGTACAAATTCCATAACAATTATACATTAACAAATTGTCAAATTCATTTTCTTTAACTGATGATTCTGGCATTACGACAACACTAGATGAAGTATATGGTTTTCCAGGATATGTCCAAATATAGTTTTTACTAGTTAAAGTAAAATTATCAGTTTGATGCCAAAAATAATTATATCCATCAGTTTTAGTTACAAAGTAATAAAGTGAATCAATATTTTTACAATGAATCCATAAGTTATTCATATGTTGTGCTAACCAATAAGGAGTGACAACGTATTGTGGATCATCGTGTCCCAAATAAAGTTGATTATCAGAAGTATCATAACGAATATCAATTTCAACATCGAATCCCAATTCAATTACTTTATCAATTATTTCTGGTCGATTCTCTGTTAGCGGATTTGGTCCGTCAATATTAGCACGATGAGAAATAATTTTCATATCAACTCCTAATGCAGGCAGCGTCCATAGGGCAAGGCGCTAGATCCGAATGTTCAAACCATTTTAAAAACGACCCCATTTTAAATGCTTCTGGAGATGGTTCCCAGATATCTTCATATACATCTTCAACATCATCAAAAGAATTGAGCGCCCAGGTCAAATATTTTGGACCAAAAAATTGAATTGTATCAGGAAATCTTGGGTGATGTCCTGGAAGATAGAATTTGTATTTATCGCAAACATTAAGATCTGGAAAGTTAATCAATACAGTATCATACCTTGCAAGAACAATAAAATCATAAATGGTATTTGTTTCTTCAGCATATGATTTTACAATATTAGCAACAGACTTAATAGAATACATCTGCGACATTATATTGCTATAATTTTTAAAATTCCAATGATTACCACTTTCTCCGTAGACTTCTCTTGCTGGATGTTTATTGGTAAACCTTTCATCAACAAATGCCTTTGCCTTTGGTGGAAGTTCAAATGTTTTAGGTTTCTCAATTCCCAAAATTAAAGGTTGGTAATTATCTGCAATAATTTTGGGTGCATTTTTAGGAACAGGACATTTGCTTATTTGAGACCAAGAAGAGTAGTCATACTCTTCAGCATCTTCTTCCCACCACATATGACCAAATACATCAGTGTCATACCTATCAAGGATTACTCTTTTGTATGTGTTAATAATGTCCTGATTATCAACAAATCTAGGTTGACCAAAAAATGCTAGTGCTACTTTCATCAGACTTTTCCATCATAATGTTCAATGAAGTAATTCAAATCCTCTGGTGTACCAATGCCCCACATACCAGACTTATCGATTTCTTTGATCCGAATTTTCTTGCCATCATCAATCGCTTCATTAAATACAGGACAAACATAAAATTCATTGTTTACTCGGATGTTCTTCTTAATCATTTGTTCTGCATACTTTACATAGTCAGAACCTTTCTTCCAATAATAGATGCCAACAGTTGCATGTTCTGATATCGGTTTTTTCTCAGCAACTTCTTCCACATATCCATCCTCACCAAGTTTAGCATAAGACCATTTAGGATGAGTCGCAGGGAAGGTTACGATGCCACCATCAACTTCACCATTTTGGAATGCATAAAGAGTTTCATTACTATCCCACTCAACAAATTGATCAGAGTTTGCCATCACAAGAGGTTCATCATTGTTGATAAATTCTTTTGCAAGCAGAGTTGTGCAGCAAGCACCCTCAGTCAAACCATCTACCTGAACAATATTACAACCAGGAGCAATCAAAGGAAGTAGATAGTTGAGATTATACTTCTCATAATGTTCTTTCTGAACAATAAAAGTATAATTTGCTTTGATGTTTAAGTTCTCTACAACAACCTGAATCATTGGTTTACCTTTAACTTCAATCAAAGGTTTGGGGAATGTATATCCCTGGCTGGCAAATCTACTACCGGCACCTGCCATAGGAATCAATACATTCATGGTCTTACTCTCCCATGCTACTTTCTGTTTTGTCCCATTCAAAATCTTTTTGATTCGATCAATCTTTGATTGATTAAGATCTTTACGATCTTCTACAGGAACCAGATGTGCCTTGCTGTCAAGAGCACCCTGGCGTCCGATATGACTATCCTCAACTATTACAGTATCTGCTGGAAGAGCACCCAGAGCAGTCATACACTTCCAATACATAGCAGGAAATGGTTTGTTCCTAACCACATCTTCATTAGACACATACATGTCTACAAATTCTAATAGTCCTAATCTTAATAAAATGATTTTAACAGTATTCCTAATAGAATTAGATGCTACTGCAATTCTATATCCAGCATTTACAAGTTGCTGGAAGTATCCCATCAGTTCGTAGTCTTTTGCTACACAATCATTAAAGATTTTAAGAGTTGCCTCTTGCTTATCTCTCCAAATCTGATCATAAAGATCTACAGGAAGACCCTTATTTTTTGTAAGTAGTTCTAGTTTTGCTTTGGTAGGAAGACCATCATAAATGCTGACATGTTCTTCTCTACTAATGGCATAATCTTTCCCGAGTGCCCGATTTAATGCTTCATAGTGATAATCCTTACTGTCGATAAGGACACCATCCAAATCAAAGATAACAAGTTTTGTCATTATTTTTTGTCTCTCCAAAGTACATAATGCCATGGGTTTTTGGTGATGAGAAGATTATGTCTCTTCTGAGCATTAAATCCAAGAATACATTCTGGATTTATTTCTGCTCCCATCTCACAGATTTCAACAAAGTTTTCGTATACGTCAAGATATTTATCCATCAACTCAGATGACCCAAATGCAAAGTGATCATTAATTCCATGATCAAGATGCGCCCACTCATTTAAAACATTTACGGTATTTAAGTCATAATCTGAAATAGGTCCGATAGGAGTATGAAAATATTCATCTGTTCTAAGACGAATTACACAATCATACTTAAACCCATTTTCATCTTCATATTTCTTTTTTAGATTATTTACTTCATTCAAACTATAAAACATAGAGATAATATTATTAACAGGATGAGGGAAGCGAGGATCTGGATAGATATCTTCCGCCTCAAACTCTTTTGGTTCTTCAAAAACTAATGCTTTCGGTTGCCATTTATCTTGCATAAAATCTTTAAGATCTGCTTCCCAGCGTCCACGATCTTTATATTGATCCCAAAAATACGATCCAATCCATGCATCATCGTGCCAAATATGTGCGAAAACATCAATCTCACAATCTAAATTTGCATCCCAAAAAGTTTTCCGATGATTTTCATAACACTCTTTTAAATGTCTCGGTTGCCCCGAGTAGAGCATGGCAATTTTAAACATGGTACTTACTATTATCTTTTGATAAATGAACGATTTTTGGTTCAAAGGTACATGCTTTAGAGAATATTTCAGGATAAGCAAAACTTGGAGATGCTACAAATACGTCTTCACGATTCTCGATATAGAATTTATTTAAATGACTCTCATCATGCCACACAGCAACAATATTATTTTTGTAGTCATCATCGATTCTTTGATTAAGTTCTTTAATCATATCCACAACATAAGGAAGTTTCCCTCCCCAAAGACAACCCTGAAAATAAACAGAGAGATCATCTGATTCTGCGACACATGCTTTAGACGATGGCGTAACATCAAACGATCCAGGAGGTTTATTATGAGGTTGCATTTTTAAATAATGACATGGGTGATGAACACCAATATACTTTTTAGTATCATCAATCAAATCTTCAGTGTTGACAGTATCAACAACTCTCATGTCTGCATCCAAGAACAGTAACCAATCACAGTCTTGTATATCATCAAAACATTTTTGAATCATTTTGAATCTATACAGAGTAATAAATGGCCATTCTAAATGCTCTTGACGATAAACAATAGCATTATCTGGTGATTCGGGAATCTCACCATCTGTAAAAATTATATACTTTTTATCCACATTTGGCAACAGGAATTGTTCACATCCTTCATGCCATGCAGGTAAAAAATTTAAATATTTTCCTGTTCCAATAAAAATAACTGCGACTTTCATTAAATTACAATCCAATCAGGGCAATAAAGATCTTTTGTATCTAGGTGTTGGTTATCTAGACCAAACCAATTTTTAGGTGCAATGACTTTTTGACTCTTTGCTAACCAAGCACCCCACCAACTAAAAGTACTATTTGCGGTGATATGTTCTTTACAAAGAGACATTAAACAGAGATCGACGTAACTATTATTACTCTCCGATACTAAGAATCTATCATCAGAAAATAATGATTGTTCTTTACACCAGTCAGGATCGTCAGAAAAAATAATGACAGTTCTATCAGAATCAAATTTACGTAGAGCTTCCTCATAATATTCAAGTCCAAGATTATAATGGTTAGAAGAGTTGATCAGAAAATCACCTCTCCTAATATGTAAAGAAATTGGATCATCAACTTGCGATGCCATCTCTTTACATGGTTTGAGTATTTCATCTTTAAAAGTAAAATCCTCTCTGACTTCATCCTCAATATTTTTAAAATATTTTTCTGATTGAAAGTATCCAACAAGGTTTATCCAATCGGGACAGTTATTAAAAAGATTTTTGTCAAAATGAAAGCCAGATTCTTGAACTGATGGTCTAGATTCATCTATTTGTTGTAAGTTCAATATATCAATATTTTTGAGAACAAAAGGTTCAAATAATTCTATTCTTAATTTATTTCCTAGATTATCAACTACAACTTCTTTGTGATTAGGAATACAAAAGTTGTGATTATTATTTTTTGCAATCCCCTTTAAAGAAGCCAACTGAAACATTTGGTTTCCGAGTTGACCCATCTTTCCTAAAAAATTAAATCCAATCATACTCTATGATACATTATGGGAGTTTGTGTAGTACACTCTTCATCATGAAACCGAATCGGAACTGGATTAACTTGACTATTAATCCAGTTGTAAGTTTTACGAATACCTTCCTCAAGAGTTTGAGAATAATCCCAACCAAGTTCTTTACGGATCAAGTCATTGTTTGAATTGCGACCACGAACTCCAAGAGGTCCATCAATATGATTCTTTTCTACAACTTTACCAGAAACTTTAGCAGCAGTATCAACCAGTTGATCAATAGTCACCATCTCTTCCGAACCAATATTAACTGGTCCGATAAAGTCAGAGTTCATCAAACGGAAGGTTGCCTCCACGCATTCATCGATATACAGGAAGGAACGAGTTTGTTTTCCATCTCCCCACACATCGATGGATCCACCCTCGACTGGGAGTTCTGCTACTTTACGACAGATTGCTGCTGGTGCTTTTTCTCTACCACCCTCCCAGGTTCCCTCTGGTCCGAAAATATTATGATATCTAGCAACACGTACAGGGATACCATAGTTACGATGATAAGCAAAGTAGAGGCGTTCCGAGAACAGTTTTTCCCAACCATATTCAGAATCTGGGTTGGCTGGATAAGCGGATTCTTCACGGCAATCAGGATTATCAGGATCTAGTTGATTGTGCTCTGGATACATACATGCTGATCCAGAATAGAAAATTTTAGTCTTATTTACCACCTTACGATCATTCAGTTGACGTTGTGCTTCAAGAACATTGAGGTTAATGGTCGCTGAATTGTGCATAATATCAGCATCATTTTCACCAGTAAATACAAATCCTGCTCCACCCATGTCAGCAGCAAACTGATAGATCTCATCAAACGTATCAATATACCTACTGGGAACAAAGTTATAAAAGTTCCTATAAGGTCCTTTGTACTGAAGAACTCTTTCTACAAAATTTAAGTCTCTTAAATCGCCAACAATAAATTCGTGTGCCTCACTCTCAGAATATTCTGGAAGTTTAAGGTCTACACCACGAACCCAGTAACCCTCAGATCGTAGTCTTTTTACCATGTGGCTTCCAATAAAACCACCAGCACCAAGCACAAGTGCTGTTTTCTTATAATCACTCATAAGACATAAATTGTTCTTTCTATATATCATACAAAAAAAAGAGGTTGTTGTCAACCTCCCAAGAAACTCAGGCTCGCCACTTGCTCTTTGACTAGAAGCAAGAAACTAGGCGGGAGAGATTCCCATCCGCACCAGTCAGCATATTTAATGTCCAATCCGACGAGGACAAAATGGGTCATTGACTCCACCACCTAGTTTTACTGAACTAGGAAAAGTTGGGATAACTTTGATATCTCGGTAATACCAAAGAATGCAATTAGAAATAGCACATCCCAAAGTTTAAGTTTAATCGCAAAAGGAATACCAAGGAGTCCTCCGATAAACTTAATCACCAAACCATATTTAAAACTTCCCCATAGCATGATCTGATAACCAAGCATGAGAAGAATATTTCCAATCCACCGAAGTAAATCAGATTTTGCCATAAGGGGTTTGCTCCCGACCAGTGCTGTTTAAGTCCATCCGTGACTATCAAACCTCCCTCTCTAGACGTTCTAGTTCTTTTTCTAGTTGACTCAATAGTCCCTCTCTAGTATAAGCACCAGTTTCTTGTTTACGACGCTCTATTTCCTCCTCAATCTTTTGAGTGATAGAAGCATGGCGGCGGATTTCTCCACCCATCGACATTTGGTTTTTTGTTTGTTGCATACAGAACTGAAGTTGCATCAGTTCCATGTCATCAAAGTACATTTGGTTCTTCATCATCTTTTACATAACAAGGGACACGATCTGGATCTAACCATTTAGTATATTCGAAGTCTTCCATTGCAGTCATCAGTTGCATCTCGTTATCGCAGTGATACATGTCACGATAGCGACCAGTATAGGAATCTACTTTCTGAATACGACAATCAGGTTTGCCGTTAATTTCTAGTGTTCCCACTTGCACATAACGATATGGAAACCGCTCCATAATAACGGTTGGTTTCCTTACTACATTCATCATGCTTCGACTGCCTCAATATCACTAGCGACATATTCCATGAGCATTTCATAATCATCCAGAGGATCACCAGAAAATACTACACCCTCATTTTCATAGTAGCGACGAACCTTTTTGTAGAGTTTCGGATTCTTTACATCAAGGTAGAACTCGCCATTTGCGGCACTACGAAGAGTTTGAACGTCTTTCTTAAATTTTGTTGTGAGAGTCATTGTTTTGAATGTTGACCAGACTATTATACAAGTTTGACAGTAAATCTGTCAAGTGCTCCTTGAGGGAATCGAACCCACCTCACATCGATTATGAGTCGATTGCTTTCACCAGATAGCTAAAGGAGCATGGTACGAGTGGGTGGATTCGAACCACCTCAAAGCCGCTAATCTGGCGGAAAAGGTTTATAAGACCTCTCTGACTACCAAGTCTCACTCGCATAAAAATCACGCACCTTCTTCGTGATCGGTGTGAATACGTATGAGTTCGTCATCCACAACTGGTTCTAGAGCAAACTTTATCGTTTCGTTATAAGGAACAATAACAACTTTTCTGTTACCATCTGTTATGATAAATGATTCGCCATTCTCAACTCTTTCTACCAGGGTATCAAAGTCTGCTTGAAATTCTTCAATTGTAAACTTTTGAAGTTCTTCGATTTCTTGATTCATTTTCATAAGTGAGTTTTATGAGTCGGAGTGGCAGGATTTGAACCTGCGACATCCTGCTCCCAAAGCAGGCGGTCTACCAAGCTGACCTACACCCCGTCAGTTTTTGAGTGTGTATACATAATACCAAGAATGGGAGCAACGGTCAAGCCTGCTCCACAAAGACCTAACCAAACTGGACTTGCTGCTAAGACTTCTATGAGATGAAACATTAGTATCCCCTCCAGGTTTTAAATTCGTAGTAAAAGTATTGGTCTACAACGAAATTATCTAACGGAGCATTTTCTTCTCGATGTGCCCACTCAAGGCAAAAATCTTTAATTTTATAATCGTTTAATGAACTGTGACCCCACATTCTAACAAAGGCAGAAGCAGCAAATTGATACCTCTCCTTAGTGTGCGGTGCCATTCCCCTTGTAATCTTTGGAGTCATAGTATCCTCCTCGTGTTCCGAAATAGAGTGTTGATAAAACAAACGGAATTGAAACAAATAAAAGTGCTTTTGCTAATAACATCATAACATTGCCATCGCTCTGTTTAACTCAATATAATGATTCATTTCATCAGTTGCGATCTCAGCAATCTTGGTGTCCTCCTGGTGATCCCAGAGGTAGTTTAAGTAGGTCTCTGTTGCGTGATATTCAATGCCTGCGTTCAGGTGATAAGCAGAAACGGGAGCAATAGAATAATAAACCACCAGAATCCAATAATAGACGAGAACCAGATGATAAGCGAAAAAGCGATCAAACCAGCGGTCGCTTCCGCCACGCGACTCCATTTCGATAAGGTGTTCGGTTTCATTGATTGTCTGTGCGAAGTGTTCTTTCATTAGAAAGTAGTGTGCTTCTGTTCTGAGTCCCAGACTTTCTCTGAGATGTAGCACACTTAGAAAGGCAAAGTATGGTGCTCTAGCAATCGTCTCAAGCACCCAAAATCTTTGTATTGGTAATCCACGGTAGATAAAGTCAATGATTGCTACCGTGATTCCAAGTAATGCATCGTTGAGTTTTCTCATAAAAATGCTCCTGGTACATAATTGACTAGTTTCTTAATTTCATCTAGAAGTGCTTCGTATTCTTTAAATTTTCGGTCTCCTGCGATAAAGCGTCTTTGTCGTCTCCAAATAGCGTCTGCAATTAATCTCAATTCGTATTCTGAAAAATCTTTAAATCGTTCCATGATATCTCCTAATGTAGGTAAGCGTTATTCAACCCCCACACAATAAAACATCCGATTGCTCCCAAGACTGTTAATGCGTTAAACGTTAAGTTGTTCATCGTCCTCATCCTCATGAGTTGATAATTCATCAAAGAGTTCGTCTATTCTTTGTTGTAGAACTTTGCGTTGTAGTTCTTTAGTATCTTCCTCCGTAAATTTAACGAAAAGCAACGGGTCTCCTGGTTGAACATCATTCATCTCTGGATGTTTGACCTTTGGGCTTTTCGTATACCCATTATGAGCGTTCATAATCATCCAACCCTGTACAATCATCGAGAGTGCAATACCAATGAGCACAACCCAGGGTATCAAAAACATTAAGGGAGCGTAATCTTGAGCCATGGTAGTAGGGGTGGAATAACTCCGATGAGTCTTAGTAATCCTTCTGCAAACAACGCAAGAACTAACCAACCAATACAAGCACTAATGATAGAGGCATTTCGATTGTGTCTTCGGATGGCAGCATCAATCATCTCCTGACACTCTTTGCGGGTGACATGATGTTCTGGTTTAATTTGGTCCATCCTGTGACTCATCTTTATCTCCAAGAAACTTTGCTAAAGGATCACTCTTGGTTTGTACAATTTTACACGCTCGATAATAAAATAAGTTGTTGCTTGTATTTCCTGACTCTTCAAATATCGCTTTAATCTTCACCCAATTATCATAGGTGTGTTGATTCATAAGAAGGATTTGATTGGATATTATTAGTTATATTACCAAATGTTGCAACTTTGTCTATTATGTGTTGATATCAAGAAAGTGATTAAGCAAACATAAAGAAAGCGGAGAGAACAGGAATCGAACCTGCGAAGCTTTTAAACCCAGCCGCTTTCAAGGCGGTGTCCTCGACCAACCGGACTCTCTCCAAGAATATCAACGAACCTCAAAATCTAAACGACGAACTTTACGTTGTCGTCTTGCCTCCTGAAAAGCAAGATCTTGAGAAGAAAGCACATTTGTTTTTTGTGATTCCTTGATAGAGTTTAACATTACAACTCGGGATAAGTCAACAGCAGAAATCTTGTCACCACGAATCGTTGCCATGTTTGGACAACCGCAGGACACTGTTTTGGTAGGGTGACCCGTTATTTCTTTATTGCAGTCTTTGCATCGTATTGAAATCA